AAACTAAAGCTGCAAAAGAATAGAAATCATAATGGTTGATAGGCAAACTCATCGCATGATCAGGAAGCCTTTCAATGCTATTTAATGTCTCCTGAAGCATATCGATTAATTCTTTTCGTGATAATTGCCGTGGCTCTTGTGGCGCTCTTGTCGTTACTTTATCATTCTGATCATAAATAACGGGTATAATCTCATTGTCTTCATCATCTACTCGCAAAAAGTTGTTCCAATTCTTGGCAGCAACTCGTAAGTAATGGGTTCCTCCATCAATAGATATCTCACCGCATTTACAAGTGACATAATCATTCATATGAAATGATTCAAGGATATCACCACAAAGTTTACATTTAGCTCTATTGCGCATATTTCCAACTTGTTAGTATGTTAACATTATGCAAAAACCGCTTTCTCCTAAGCAACTTGAATTTATTTTGAATGCAAATGCTAAATGGAATCTTGCTCACGGGCCAATGAGATCGGGTAAGACCATTGGTTCACTTTATGCTTTCATGCATGCTGTAGATATGTGTCCTGATAGCGATATTTGGATAATAGGGCACACTTCAACATCTCTTTATAATAACGTGATTTCTCTTCTTATAAATCCTCCTCCATTAGGAAAAGATGATATTTTTGGGATGTACCGCATTCATTGTACTTGGAACTCAGGTAACGAAGTGCTTTCCTACAAGGATAAGAATATAAAAACTAAAGGGGTGAAGGATGATCGGGCGGCAGGTGTTATTCAAGGCTCAACTATGTCGCTTGTATATTGCGATGAGATGACTCTATACACACCTTCGGTGATTGATACGATTGATACGCGTCTTTCTAATCCTCATTCAAAAGGGTTTGCGACAATGAACCCATCATATCCAACTCACAAATTGAAAGAATGGATAGACAAAGCAGCAGAAGGAGACCCGAACTATTATGCATTGCAATTCATGCTCGAAGACAATCCTTTTGTGGACCAAGAATACAGAGATCGTATCAAACATTCTCTCTCTGGTCTTTTCTATAAAAGAAATTATCTTGGGATTTGGTGCCTTGCTGAAGGAGCTATTTTCGATTTCTTCGATAGAAAGGTACACGTTGTTAACAGACCACCTACAGCGGCAGAGTATTTTATTGCTGGACTTGATGTGGGAACTACAAATGCGACTGCTTGTGTTGTTATCGGGGTTAATACTGGGAAAGCAACGCAAACATCGCTTCAATGGTGGGTTGAAAATGAATACTATTGGGATAGAAATAGAAAGGGTAGAGCAAAGACGCATCATGAGTTAGGGAGAGATCTAGAGTCATTCTTAGAGCCATATGGAATACGATCGCTATACATAGATCCAAGTGCAGCAGCAATGAAAGAAGAGCTGCGTAGGCTTAAAATTCACACTATAGATGCAAATAATGATGTGGACTATGGGATTAAGAAGATGACTGGTCAAATGAGTGATGGTAATTTGACTATTCTTGATAAATGTACAAATCTAATAAGAGAAATTGAGGGATACGTTTGGGATATAAAGGCGGCAGAGAAAGGATATGATGAACCTCTTAAGAAAGACGATCATGCTTGTGTTGTAGGTGAAACCGAAATAGGGGTCTTTGAAAAGCAGCAAATCAGGATTGATTCCTATCATAATTATGGCTATTGCATCAACTACAACGAAAAGACAAAAAAAATATGCTATGACGATGTTATTAATTCAAAAGAAACAAGAAAATCTGCTGAAGTGTGGGAGTTAGAATTAGAAGATGGTAAAAAATTAAAGGCAACTCCTGATCATAAAATCTTAACCAAACGTGGTTGGGTTGAATTGCAACAATTGACGCTTTCCGATATGATAGCTACATGCGATATCAATTCTTCTATGGAAAAAAGTTCTATTTAGATCAGAAAACGGGATATTGGATATCTACATCTGCAAAGAAAATTCGCGCTCATGTTTTTGTTTGGGAATATAACAATGGAAAAATTCCCAAAGGCTTTCATATTCATCATAAAGATGGGAACAAATCAAATAATGTTCTCAGCAACTTAGAATGTATAGAAAAAAGAAAGCACCTTTCTATGCATATGAACAGTGAAAGAAGAGCGGAAGCTTCTAAAAGAATGCATGAAATTGTTAGGCCATTAGCCGATCTTTGGCATGGCACTCCTGAGGGAATTGAATGGCATAAAAAACATGCTCAAGAAATGAATTTTGGTCATTGGAATTTGAAAGATATTTCATGTTTAATATGTTTAAAACAATTTAAACCCAAAGTACATCATCAAAAATTCTGTCATGCGAATTGTAGGGCGAAATATGGACGTAGAATTCAAAAAGATAAAAAGCATCAAAAAACTTAAAGGCAAAAGAAATGTCTTTTGTATGGCAACAAATAATGGGAACTTCGTTGCGAATGGGATCATTGTTAAGAATTGCGACGCGCTTCGTTATGCGATTGCTTCGCATAAGCCTAGCATATATGACATGGTGCGTGAACATAAGAGACAAGAAGAATTTTTGAAGAACAAATATGATCCTTGGAGGAAACCTAATGGATAAATCTAAAGAATTAATAGGGAGAGAACTAATAAATAAACTATTGGCAAACATTTTTTCGTCACTTGAAGCCAATTGGAAGATTCCAGAGACTAGAAGATGTTTGATGCAAATTTTGGATGCTATTGACGATTGGGAAGAAAGTAAGGAAGATGTGTATGAATCATGACAAATTAGATAATCGTCCTGAAAATTTAGAATTATGGACATGATCGTAACCATCGGGATCGCGAGTTGTAGATAAAATTAAGTGGGCGATTGAGTTTTTAGAACAATATGGGTATAAAGTAACTAAATGAAATATTTTACTTTTGGAGGGCCTATTGAGCTTTTATTACCCACCATGGAATAACGCCCTGGAACCGAATCAGGGTAATGTGAGACAGTGGTTGGATAATCTTTATTCAAAATTTCAACCAATTGAACAGGCTAATTATATTATCGGGTCTGTTTTAGAATAATTTAATTTGCGATGGAATCAAAGTAATATTGATACATTATTCTATGCAGGCTTATAAAGATTATTTGAAGATCTAGGGTCTGCTTAAACCTTCTCTGATTGACTTGGACATCCCTAGTGGACAACAAGGCGGAAGCGTAAGCACCGTGAACGACTGAGTGAGAGGGGCCGAAAGGCAAGCGACAGTCTGCTCTTCATGGCAACATGAAGAGGGCGATTCGAAGAAGTTGCCCCGCCACCTATGTGGTCACAAAAGTAACAGCATGCTCAGACATTCGTAAATCGGTACTTTAACTTTACCCCAAGTTTCAGTTACCAGAACTTCTATTTCAATCTGTTGCAACAGCCTGTCAACATGGTGACTGGTTATCAGCGCCAGCATAGAAAGTCCGTCAACTATATCCCTGGCGAAGGGAGTGATCCCCATACCACAGACCAATACACGCGTTTAATAACTCATGTATGCAATAAAGAAGGTATTCACGAACAATTCTCACGAGCATGCGAACAGGCTTGCATTACTGGTATGGTTCTTCTTCAACCTTACCTTGATTTTGCGGGTGATGATCCTGCTCAAGGACAAATGAAAGTAAAGGTTTGGGAATATAACTCTTTCCTTGTTGATCCTTATTTCCGTAATTATGACATGTCCGATGCGCAATTCGTCTGGTGCCAAGAATACATCTCTAAAAAAGAAGCTGAGAACAGATTTCCTGATAAGATGGAAAATATTGCTCCTATGGCTGGAACGCCTCAGCGCTATGGTTCTTTTTACTTTCTTCCTGAGAATTACAATATGGCTCGCAATGATCTCATGGTCTTGTCATATGTATGGTATAAGTGGAAGCGTAAGAAGAAACGACTCTATTCTCGTAAGCGTAATCAGTTCTTTGATTTTGCAGGGGGTCAGGAGCAATTGGACCGCATCTTATATGCTATTGATGATCTGGAAGAAGTAAACGTTGAGGTACCCACATGGAAATTGGCGGTAGTTTTAAATGATCAACTTATGTTTCAGGGTGATAATCCCCTCGGTTTCGATGATTGCCCTTTTGTTCCTGTATTTTGGAATTATGAACCACATATCAACTATTACGATTTACGCTGTCGTGGTCTTGTCCGCACTATGCGCGATTCAAACTATCTTCTTAATAGGCGAATTATTATTAACCACGATATTAGCGAAGCAACTATCAATGCGGGATGGATCAGAAAGGTTGGAGCGGTAGCTAATGAAGATAATCTTAAGAAATCTGGTCAGGGCTGGGATGTAATCATCAATGAAGGTTATGACATGACAGATTGTCAAAAGATCATGCCTTCTGCCGTTCCTGAGTCTGATATGGCTCTGGCCGATCAACTGAGATCCCTCATCTTTGGTACATCGGGAGTAGATCTTGAGAA